AGAACACAGCTAGCAAATTGTCGAAGTGGAGTTCGCACTCCTGCCATGATAGGTGTGGGAATGTTGATTTTGTGTTTTGAGATTGCATCGTAATACCTTTTAACGTAAGAGAGTCTTGTCTCTGTAGGATATTCTGAAAAAATTGTCAGAGCAATCATTATGTACATAAATTGGGGAGTTTCGTATACTTTCCCTGAACTTCTATCTTGCACAAGGTACTTATCACAGACTTGACGTAGACCCGCATAAGTGAATAAGAAGTCCCGACTATGATCAATAAAACTACCAACTTTATCAATCTCCTCCTTAGAGTATTTAATAAGAACTTGTCCATCATACAATCCGTTTCCTACACATTGCGTAATATGATCATAAAAATCTGGAAGTTCTCTCAGTCTTCCGTATAGTGCTTTACGAACAGAGAACATTAAAAGTCTAGCTGCAACAAACTGATAGTTTGGATGATCAAGATCAATTAAATCACTTGCACTACGAATTAAAATTTCCTGAATTTCATCTGTGGTAATTCCATCATAAAACTGAATACCCGATTGCATCTCTACTTGAGAAGCAGAAACACCACCAAGATCTTTACACGCTTCCTCTACCATCACATGCATTTTTTCGAGGTCGAGTGATTCAATTCGACCATCTCTTTTTTTTACCTTTAGTCCGTTGCTCATACTTTTTTCCATTTATTGAATTGAAGAGTTGCTTCTAGTCCAGAATAGATATTTGATTTTACCAGATCTTGAACGTTATGTCCAGAAAGATGCATATCATTTAGGTCTTTATCTCTGATGTTGTTTGGCCAGATGACAACTTTATATCCTCGTTTGATAGTGTTGCCAATTCTACTAACAATTTCTTTATTACGGGGCTCATTATCATATACAAAAATGAGATCGCACCCCTCAAGATAACTAACGTCACCATCACTACCACACAAAGCCACGCAATTGTCGATGAAAGTGCTGTCAAAGGGTCCTTCGACCACATAGACTGGTAGTTTTTTATTGATTGTGTCAAGTCCATATATTTTTGAATACTTGTCAGTAAACATCAGTGTGAGATATTTAGGTTGTATCCAATTGTCCAACGACCTACCTTGAAGACCAATAAGTTTCTTAGAAGGTGAATACAAAGGAATGACAATCCTAGCATGATCATTCTTAATAGTAGAGAATGATCCGGGTTTGATTTGATTGCAGAATGCCATAAACTTTTCTGCATAGTAAAACTTCATCGGATTAAGTTTTCTCTTCTTGAGATAATCCGATGCCCTAGGATTTGTAGATGCCTTAGGGAGTTTTAAGGACTGTTTGAACTCTGTTTTCTTAAATTCAAACTTTGGATCGGGTGTTTGTGAACCCTTTCCAGTGAGTCCTGATTTGTATCTCTCCATAACATATTCGTTATAGAGATTTGAATTAATATCTTTTAGGAACCTAGTAAATGTCGTTGACTTGCCACAATTATGACATTTATAAGCAGTATCTGACTTTACTTGGTATAGAAATCCTCTTGCTTTGTTTTTGTTCTTTTGAGAATCACCACAATAGGGACATCTAAAATTATATAAATTATTTCTCTTAGATGAAAAATTCTCTAGAAGACAGGATATTCTGTTGATATACTGAACGTCTAGATGATTCATTTAATGATCCTACTATGCCTGAACCAATTGTACTGGAATTTGCTGCAGGTGTCAAGACTCTAATGATAGGTGGGACCACTTGTAATACTGCCACAAGGGTTGTTAGAACGGCAGTAACTCCAATTACAAACTTTTGATTAGAGTCAACTTTCTTTTGAATTCTATCAATTCTATCATGAAGGATTTTATGATTCTTCTCTTCTTGATCCTTCATCTCTTCAATCATTCTAATAATAAGTTGATTAGATTTATCACCTTCATCTAATCGAGTTTCATGTCTTTCTAAAACTACAGCAACTCTGTTACTGTTCTCTGAGATAGTAGAGACTGCATTTTCTAACTTAGACAGCATCTCTTTAGACAAATCTTCATAGATGTCTAATTTAGATTCTAAGACTTGTAATTTACCCAGTCCCAACATTTTACTTTTTACGTTTCTTTTTTCTTTTATTGATTATGTCACGTCTATAAAACATTGAAAGTTTGTTTTTATATTTTCTTAAGTCTACTGGAGGATCATCTCCAGCCTCTTTTGTTCCTGCAATATGACCAGCACCAACTACATTAGCAATTTCTTCTCGTAACTGCCTTGATAATTCAATTATTTTATCGGTGCTTTTCATATCTTTCTAAGTTTATTAATGCAGTGTTTATTCATTTCAATATCACTACAGTAATTTGGTGGTAATCTATTAATAAAATATAAAAATGATTTTAGAATAGATCTAGAATCTTTATCAGTTATTTTATGAAACAGCATTGGAGTTGCAGCATCACCAAATACATTATAAATTACCATTATGTGATTTAAAACAAGATTTATATTTAACTCACTGCCATTTAAATACTTATTAATCAATCTTTTTATGTATTTGAATCTCTTCAGGTCTTCATAAAAATCATCTTCAGTCAGAGATTGTGGATTCTCATAATTCTTGATTGCAAATAATAAAAAATTTGAATTATTCAGTTCTTCAATTATCATAAGAATCCATTTATTTCAAATTATTTAGTGTCAACTATCAGCAAACTTAGTATCATCAGTGTCATTATCACCAGTAATGCCACCGGCAACTAGAACTTCATGTTTTACTCTTAGTTCTCCATGAGCATCGATATATGTTGTCATTCCTACCCATCCAGAATGAGTGACTGCAAATGCGGTAGTAGCAGCAACTCCAACTTCAGTTTTGTCAACACCATAAATCTCAGCAGCACCATAATCGGTGTCAAAAATTGTTGAGATAGGTCTCTGACTGATTACATATGTTGCACCAGTAATACTGCCACTGTCTAATGTGCTTGGACTTTCTTCTAAAGTCAAAATAGTTGCACTAGTTACACCAGCAATGACTGCTTCACCCTGAGTGGAGCCAGTGCCTACAGTGAGTACGTCACCAGGATTAATTAATCCTGCTGTATTAAAAGTTGTTCCAGTTCCTGTTACGGTAGTTCCACTAATTGCAATGGTTCCATCAGAATAAACTGAATCCTTACTGCCCCAAAGAGCCATGTGCCTTACCTATGAAAATTTTGCTAAAAATATTTATAAAAATGAAAAAGGCACCCTACGATGCCCTTAATATCACTCTGCAGGTGCCTCTTCATCTCTGGCAAGAATTGCCTTACTCACAACTTCTAGAAGTTGATCGTCCATATCAGTCTTTGTTAACTTAACCGCTTTAGCAAGGATAACAAGACAAATCTCAACCAATTTCTCACCAAGTTCTTCATTTTCTGGAATCTGCTTAACTGCATCGGAAATTACCTTTGATGCGAATGGGAGTAGAAATGCAAGCATGGTTAGTGCAAATAAAGTTCTAATCTATGTATGATTAATGAACTCCTTAAACGTCTTCTTCTTTTCGGGAAGTTTATCATGTTTTGTAGAAGCAAACTTTTTCACGTCGGACTTGGACATGGAGGAAGCAGCTTTGGTAACCTCAGACGAGGGGTTCTCCATTTCCCCCTTCTGAGCCGCCCTAACCATCCCGAAGAATCTTTGCTGCGCTTTGGAAACTGCTGGCATTTTTCAGTCACCTCTATAACGGGAACCAGGACGAGGACCAGTTGCATCTGCCATTTTCTCAGCATCTGTTCTGGTATCTTTCTTTGCATTCTTAGCAACATTCTTGAGTTGAGCAGCACGTTGCTTCTGACGATCACCAGGTTGATATGGTTTTCTCTTTGCATTTGCCTCCCGAGAAATTCTCATTTGATCTTCGATACTTAATCCTTCACCTAACTTTTTTGCAACTTTATCAGTTGTGGAGGAAGTTGCTCTAGCAACCTTACCAACTACCTTTTTAGTTGTTTTTGCGGCAACTGAAGCAGCACCCTTAGCAGCACTAGCAGTTTTCTTTGCTGCTTTTGCTACCATTGAAGCAGTTCCGGAAGCAACTTTCTTAAGTCCACTTACTAGTTTCTTACCAGCAGGTGTTCCAGATTTTTTAGGTGCAGGTGTAGATGCAGAAGCACTGGTTGAAGATCCAGAACCTTCAACACCTCTTTTATATCCTGCTTTAGCTGCAGAACCTGCTGCTTTAACAACTCCACCTGCTTTTTTAACGGCACGAACAGCAGTTCCAGCAGCTCTAGCAGCAAGACCAGTGCCACCAACTACTGCCTTTTTAGCAACAGAACCAGCAGACTTGATTGCTTTTTTGACCATTCCAAGTTTTTCATTGAGGAGGACATCAGTTTCCTCAGTTAAAATTAAAGATTCATTAATTTCTAGTGTCATTTCTGCAACTAGTGTATCAATTTCATCCTCAGTTAGATCATTCTCAATAACAAACTCAACAAAAAATTCTTCAACAACCTGATCTATGAATGACTCAGAAATTAGTTCAACTTCTACTCCATTCATTTCATAAAGAACACTTTCACTTACCCCGCCACCATCAGCATCAGATTGGGATGCTGCAACCTCTCTTTCACCATCTGTAGCATCTTCTACAGAATATGCATCAAACATTTTTGGACCATAACTACACTCATCTCTAGACTCTTTCTTCATACAAAGTCTACAATATTTTTTATCAGATTCCTCAGAAATTGGTTCTAGGGAGTCAGAAAGATCAACTTCTTCTCCCATTGGGGGATTAATTTTGATCTTATTTTTACCCTTCATTACATCAATTTTCTTCTTGGAATCGTCATCCATCTTATCACCCATCACTTCGATGAGTTCATCTCTCCAAGAATATCCTTCTTTAACCCTAGTGGTTTTCTTTTTACCATCAGGGGTGGGAACATATTCACCCATTTCACTGGATGATTTTTTATCTTTTGCATCTACGTCACCATCAACGTCTGCATCAACTCTCTTCGCAGCTTTTTTGATAAGTCCCCTCATATCACCAAAAGGAAGTTCAACTTCCTTTGATTCAAAATGAGGGTTCTTCATCTGAGGACCCTTCGCAAGTTCTTTGCGTGCCTTCTCATTATTTGCCTGACGTTTCTTCATATCTGGTTCTAGATATGTGTCGTCTTTCTTCTCAGTTACTTCTACTTCCTCTTTCTGAGGTGCCATCACCTTCATATGAGGATCATACTTAACGTTAGTTTTCTTTGCTGGTTTTGCGTCCTTGATTGAAGGAGCACCTTTCATATCTGCCTCATCAACATGCTCTTTCTTTTTGTATTCGGGATGGTCATCAACCTTCATACCACGTTTCTTCTCAAGACGTGCTTTACGTTCAGCAGTTCCTTTCTTAGGATCTAAATCACGAACACCCTCTTCCATCTTATCAAGAGTTGCATTCAATAAATCTTGATGAACTTCAAGTTGTGTATCAACTTCTTCTTTCTTAGCAGCAATTGCTTTTTTGATTGCTTTATCTCTGGAACCCATGTACTCATCAGTTCCACTTTCAATCTTACCATCACCATCATAATCCTTATCTGCCTTCTTTCCTTCACCTTTAGTCATTTCTACGGAAGAAATATTAGGATTATTTCTTAACTGACTAATCTTTTCTCTAGTAGCAGTTCTTATAAAAGACTTACCAGTAGTCTTGTCAGTAACTCTGACTTTATACTTTCCAGTTTGCTCATCAAACTGAAGAGTGCTCATATGATACTCAAACTGATACTCTTCCTTCTGACTGCTGCTAGCAATCTTTGCCTTGACCATTGCTCTTTCTTTTGGAGTCATACCAGATCCCTGCATGTAATCTTGATATACTTTATTCAAAGGAAGATTTTTTTGTCCAGAACGATATCTGATATCATAAATTGCCTGACGCACTTTCTTTGCAGAAGCAGCTGCCTTATCTTCTCCCTCTTTAGGTTTTGCACCTTCAGGAGCAGCAATTTCTTCGTAAATATCTTTCAAGTCTCCGTGGACTTTACTCCAATGATCTTGCATCTTTCTGTTTACTGACAAGTTTTTTCTTATTTTTATTTATAAAATCCCGAATCGGCTCATTTGGAGTAATTCTCTGAACATACTTTCGATATTCATCTGTTCCTATTTCATATACTTCATTAATATCATGAATCCAAGACTTAAACATTTCTCCTGCCTCAGTAACACAGATAACATAGTTTGTTCCGGTACGAATAATATTACCAATTATTCCAGTATTCATGTTTTCAACAATTTTACCAACTTGAAAAATCTTTCCAGTAACATAATTTTCTCTTAGATTTTTCCAGTCAAGTTTAGGTGCAATCTCCCAAGTTTCAAACTCTTCATCAAGACCCATGTTCTTACGAACAGTATTATAAAGTTTCTTAGCATCTTTTTCTCCCAATGCTTTGGGAACACCTTTAGAAAAGGTTTCAAAATCTCCATCCTTAGCGTGCTTGCGGAGTTTTGATGCAGACATTCCCTCTACACCTTCAGCATCAGGATCACGTTCACCTGCAGAAACTACATTAATAGTTTCAAAATTATAAAGATTTCCATTATACTTGTTAGCAAGTTTCTCAAACTCTTGCAATCTATCTGCACCAACTACAATATTTACACTCTTGTATCCCTGCTGATGAGCACCTTTGAGAACATCAAAGATAGTCTTCATTCCAGTATCATGAACGATTCTACTTGAATGATCAGGATACATCTTTCTCATGTAACCAACCTTAGTCTCAGAATCTAGTGGATTTTTCTTTGCATCCTGAGAATGTGATGGGTAAATTCTATATTCCCCATTATCAGCAACCTTCTTGATATGATTTAGAAGTTTTTCGTGACCAATAGTAGGAGGATTAAAACGACCAAAACCTACAGTCAAAGTTTCAGATTCCTGAGTTTCAGTCTCTTTCTCTACTTCTTGAGACTTTTGCTGAGGTTTTTCTTGTTGAACAGGTTTTTTAGATTTCTGTTGAGGTTCTTCCTGGTCAGCAGATTTTTTCTTCCTATCAAAGAACTTAAGATTTCCTTTCTCAGTTTTTGCTACTAGTTTTCCCTGCTTATCATACCAGTCTCCATGACCATCACTCTGCAAACCAAGTCTCTTGGCTTGCTGAGCTGCGGCACTAATTGCTTCTGTTACAAATGCGGAAAACTTTTTCATTACTTATTTCCTTATAATAATATTTATTATGCCTTGTCCCAAGACTTTGCAGCACTAAAGTTGGCACGACTGAATTCTAGACGATCCACAAGTTTCAATGCTTTGCCAGACTTGATTGCAACGAATCCCTCGGGTGCGGTGACACGATATCCGTGCTCAGTTTTGAGGAAAGTTCCAAGACTTTTCACTTGTTCAAGTTTACGAATGACAAATAGTTTTGCTTCCTGAAGATTCATATAAGAAGCAATAGTGAAGTAGATAGGACGTTGATTTGCTTGAATGAACTTCAGACCCATATCTTTCATGTCTTGATACTTCTTCTTAGACCTTTCAGTTTTCTTCTTTTCAATCTCTTTGTCCATCAGCATACTATAATACTTTGCAAAATCCATAGCAACTGCACGGACAGAAGGAAGTCTCTTACCTTCACGAATATAAGAATTGAAGAATTGTTTGAAAATGGTTGCCATTACAAACTTAGAATCACCAGTAGCAGTCAATACATCTAAAAACTTAGATGCTTGACGGAGACTACCATCCGCACGATTAACCATAGAATTAAACTTCTGACTTTCACGATCAGTGAAAGAAGCAGCACCAGAAGCATCATCAAAATCTGCACTGGTCACAAAAACATCAGAAGTTTTTTTGAACTTGGAAATATCTACACCAAAACTTGCTGACATTTCTTGAAAAGAAGAACCGGTATATGTTGTATGAAATACAATTCCAACCTTTGCCCTAGAAACCTTGTCACCTAGGATAGACAAATCGGGAACTGCATAAGTGATAGTATTAGGAGTAAAAACAATATTTTTTACTCCATCAATTCTATCTGTAGATTTATCATCAGTAAAAAGCAAATCACCTTGAACAACTCCAGTAATTCCAAGTTTAGGAAGATGCTCAAGACAATCTTTGAGTTTCTGTGCTAGTTGACCACTATAGTTTTGATCAATCTGCTCCTTGGTATACATGATTTTAGGATTAGTTTTTGCAAACACAGATTTAGTACCCACAAAAAACTGACCCCAAGTGGGATCAATCCCGCAAATAATTGCAGGAGCACCATCCCATTTAGTAGTAATTCTAATACCAGATTTAGGTTGAGACAGCATCTTACCCAGTTCCTTCAGAAACTGAATCGCATTTTTTCCACCAGCAGATCCACTGTTGAGAATGTCATCTTCCAGGTGTTCGAGGTGAGTGTTTTTTGCCATTACTCTATTTTGCCGTAAGGTCCTGATAGTGGTGATTGAGAGTTTGCATAGAGATAGAATGCTTGTACTATAGCATCCTGTGTCTTTTTGTTTTGATCGGCAATGATTCGTGCGAGTTTTATTCCGGTATACTTACTATACTGCCATTTCTCCTCCATGGCAACCGATGCTGTGACAAAACTTTTTTCGTCCATGCCTGTATCAAAACCAATCACTCCCAAGTCTTTATATATTTCTTTAGCAAGTGATTCTGTTCCCAACTTTGGAGATCCAGTATAGTTAGGAACTTCAGGTAATCCTAATTGCTTTAAAACAGTATTTACAGGTCCAAATGATATTTTGCCCTGATTAGCATTGGATCCTTTTATCTCACCTTGCCATCCTTTTGCTTGACCAGTAGTTGTTCGGAATTGAATCTCATTTCCAGATCCAGATTTCCAATTTATGTAAGTATCAATACTACCAAAAACTTGACCTCTTTTAGAAATAACATTTCCATAGAATCCCATATCGGCAGTATTTCGATCTTCATTTAAATTATAAAATTTAAATGGTTTTGCAGAACCAACAATTTTCTTCAAAGAAACACCGATCAACTTTTCATCTCCAATAAGTTGAACCATCAGATTATTCAAACTTTTTAAAGTTTTAGTTTCCTTAATTTTATTCCAATCTGATGAAGTCATTCCCTTTGTCATGTAAATGTCAGCAGGACTCCACTTATTTAAATTACTGAAAGCACCTTCTAATCTGTTTAACTTCTTAAATTGACTTTCAATTATATCTACTTCTTTACTTCCTCTATGGAACTTCCATCCATTTCCACCATACTTATCATATAACATATTAGCACCTTGAATTGAGGAACTAATCCATTCATCACTCAAATCATTTACCATAGTCAAAAAATTCTCATCTACAACAATATCCTTAGATGCTTTTTTGAAGGCATCTAAGGATATATCTGTATTACTAATTTTTCCTTTCTTTACATTAAATGCTAATGAAGCATATAAACACTGGGAACATTCTGCCAACTTAGTTTGTGCAGCACCCGCACCAGATCCTGCACTACCTCTTAAAGGTTTATATACAATTACACCTCTATTTTGAGATAATTGAACTATAGTAGCAGGGAAAGTGGATCCAGATACTACATCTCTCGTTATTTTATTAGCAGCAAATCCGTTTTTGATTAGAGCTTTTTCAATCTTATCTTGAGCACTTCCTCTATCATTATCTTTTACTGTAATCGTGACAGTTTTAGTATTTGCAGATTTTACAGAACTGTACTCAAAATCTTTAAACGATTGAATAAAAGCAACTATCTGTTCCCCGTAATTCATTAGATAGAGACACTTTACTCTACCTATTTAGTTTTCCTCTTCTTCTTTTTTCTTGTTAAAACCAAATGGACCAGAGAGTTTGTCTTCCAATTTTTTCTTAAGTGCAATACCACCGATAGTTTCCATTACCTTTAAAATGTCTTCTACCTTTGCATCTTCACCTAGTTCTTTGGCAATGTACCAATACTTTGGCCAAAACTCATCACCTGCTGCTTTGTAATCTTCTACTGTAAGTGTTTTCATTTTCCTACTCCATAATCATTAGTTTTTTTGCCGTGTTCTTTTTCAAGATCACGAATATTTTGATGTAGTCGTTCTAATGCTTCACGCATTTCGGGAGTTTCTTCCCACTCCCAAGTATCTCCCTTTGAATTTTTCTTTGATTTTTTACTCATAGATCTCCCTCTTTACGGTTTTCAGAATAGTGAACATCAAAGTTGCCGCCAGGATAACGTGCGACTAGTTTCTCAACATTCATCTCCATAATCTCATCAAGAGAAATGTCAAGTCCCATACATGCTTGAGCAACATACCACATAATGTCACCCAATTCACGTTTTAGGTGGAACATATTTTCTTCATTGATAGGTTTGCCTTGAAAGATAATCTTTTTGACAATCTCAGTAAACTCACCTGCTTCAGCAGACATACCTACAGCAGCAGTAAGCAGTCGCTCGGAATGAAAACCTTGACCTTCAATTTCTTGGAGACGATAGATAAATGCTTCGTGGTCTTTTGACGGTTGAGAGGTAACTTCATTTACAAACTCCAGGTATTTTTGGGTATCAACTTGACTAGTCATGAAAATCAGGAATAAATGGTTCTTGGCAATCTTGAGGCAATTGTTGTTGTGTTGGGATCTTTTGACCACCAACGTCAATATATTCTACTTCCTGCCAACTGCCTCCGACACCACCGTCCATATTGACGACAATATCTTTGGTAGGAAGTTGCTTGTCTTGTGTGACATTAATAATATCACCTGGGAGAGGAATGAAAGTAAAGTAATGACCATCCCATCGGGCATTTCTCATATGCATGAGATTGACTGCATCTCTTTCGATACCACAGTCAGCAATTTTTTCACCCCTAGGATTGAATACAGAATAGTAACCCCTCAAAACTTGAATCCCCCAAATTTGTCTTTGAATGACTTTGTACTTTCTTCATTATTATACTCCTCATCCTGACCATTGTCAAGAATATCGTCTTGTGCTGACTGTTCACAATCATACAGACGCATCTTGGCACGATCAATACCAACAATAAAACGTTTATGAATCGTCGGATCATTGTATCTGTTCTTTAACTGCTTTACCATAATTTGTCCCAACTCCTGCAACTCATCTGTTGAAATAAGGGCAAACATAAGATCAGCAGTAGCAGGGAGACCAAAGGACTCACTAGTGTCAGTAAGGTCAACATCAGAGCTAGCATAACCAGAACGAGTGGTCTGCGTGGCAGAAACGATAGGGACGTTTGCTTCAACAGCCAATCCTCTAAGTTCTTCTGCAATAGACTTAATATACGAATATGAATTGACATTGCTATTCCCGCGATACCTGCTGGAAGCACATATATTAAGGTAATCAATGAAAATAATATCAGGTCTAAATGACTTCTTAAGTGCAAGT